GCGGGACTGTTTAGTCTCTGGATTAGCCCAAGCAGCCTTATTACCTTCTCCAATCTTCTTACGAGTTTCATCTGAAAGGGGTCCGGTTCTTCCCTCCCCACCCCGGCATATATTGTACCCATACTCAGGGTCCTGCGACCGCAGGAACTTGATGAAATCCCGTTCAGTTTGGTCAAGCTCTTCTCGGTCAGTGATGTCGGCCCGGAGGGCGTGTATGGACCAAGAAGAGGGGTCTGAGTGTGCTCGCATAGACTGATAAAGGCGAGATTGGTTTGAGATACCTCTTTGGGCGTGGTGAAACTTCTGCTGAAGATATTTCTTTAGATTGTTCCCCTTATGCTGACCGACATAGTACTTACCGGTCTCGTGGTTAACAATGAGATAAATGAACATAACTTCTTCCCGATTAAGGATTAGGAAGTTGTTTTTTACAAAACTTCACCTTTCAGGATGGCTTGGCTGGAAGAGAAATTCTTGCTTGGAGCATTGGTCGGCGGCTTGACTGATTTGAGGATTCTCGCCGCCGCCATAAGCTCGTACACAAAAAGGGGGAGGGCATCAGCGGGAATGAACGGGGTCGCTAACCATTTGAGAAATATAGCGGAAGTCTCCTTAATGTTGGGGAGCGTCTCAGCAATACGAGCAAGCTCCGAGGCTGGCTCCGACCATGGGGACTTGGCATAAAGGGAAAAGGTAGTTTCAATGACCTTGGTTGGAAGCGCTACCCGTGCGCCATCGTCGGCAAGCTTGACGGCAGCGGCTTGGTCCCCATGGCTTATAGCCAGCAGGATGCTGTAGCATACGCTTTCTAGGGGATTATCCAGAACCTTGTCAACGTTCTCCCTGTTCACCTTGCCCAGTGCGGCGGCGAATCCCAGCCAACGGACCGCCTCCCTTATGATGCCTTTGGAGTGTTTGGCGATGTCCTTGATAGCATCAAGTTCATAGTCAATGCCGTTACGGGAGGCTATGCTCGCCATCAGGCCGGTAATCACGTCGTCTGTGGCACGATAGAAAGTCAGCGGCAAACAGCGGGACTGGATGGTCTTGGGGATGCGGTTGTCATCGGTGGTAACGAACATGAAGATACTGTCAGTGTCGGGGCGCTCCAGTGGCTTGAGGAAAACATCCCAAGCTTCCGAAGAAAGCCGATGGGCTTCATCAATCACAGCGACCCGGCGCTTCCCAGTGATGGGCGGCTGCGCCATGCAGTCCATTAAATTGCGGGCATCTTGCACGCCGGGGTGTTCAGCAGCATCCGTTTCAAAGAAGTCGGCGTCATGCTCAATTGTCTCTTGGTCGATGAAGCGACAGGAGGGGCACGTTCCACAACCCAGTGGGTCACTCCCGGCGCACATGAGCGCACGGGAAAGAAGGTAGGCCACAGAGGTTTTCCCAAGGCCCCATGGACCTTTGAGGATGAAACCACGAGGAAGAAACTTTCCCGTAGTCAGGAGACTCTTGAGTAAGGATACGACTCTGTCTTGTCCCACGACTTCGCTCCAAGCCGTGGGACGAAAGGAGATTAGATTCATAGCGTTACGTTACCTCTCCTATGCTTGTTTGGGAATAGAGGCAACGTGAGCCGCCTGCCTTTGCAGGACGGTGCTGAGCTTCTGGAATCCCTCCACGGCGATGTCAGTCATCTCGTCTTGATATTGACCGAGGTCCCGGACATCAACCCATAGAGCATCGGAGTTACCGGAAATCCTGCCCATGCGCTTGGCGAACACGAACACCACCAGCCGATGGACCTGTTGGTCCTGTCGAATTTCCTCGCACACAAACAGGGCGTGCTGAGGGTCAATGTCCACCCCGGACCACTCGATAGCAAGACGACGGGACGTTTCAAAGAACGACTCGAAGGACATGATTTGACCGATGGGAACGGTTATCCGGTCTTTGTCGATGCCTTCCTTGGCTTTGCCGAGAAGCACCAACCCGTGTTCATCCATGACGATTACAGCTACCTCTGCCTGTGGCAGGGAGATATATGTCTCCCCCTCATCAAAGTCTTTTTCGACTGCCATGACTGGCCTCCTTTGTATAATACTGCGTTATCTTGACGCCCGAGGGCAAGCCTTCGGGTGTTTCTTACACGCTGCGAGAATTTCCTCCACGAAGGGAACAAAGTGAACGTACAATCCCCATCCGTTGGAAGCATTGAATTTCTCAAACCGGGCAGGGCCAGCCTTCATCTCAGCTATCGCCTTAGTGAGCGGCTCAATAAGCCCCTCTGCCTTGGTGATACCAATCTCCTCGGGTCGCCAGAGGTGCTTATAAATACCCGCTTCCACTGCCATCCTGCCAAGATTGTGAGTGATATTGCTATCATACACAACCTCCCTTTCATCCAACTCAGGGAGAGTAGACCCGCACTCCGGGCAGTTCCGCAGCCGGTTTATCGGGTACTCAAGATAGAAATCAAGACTCATCCTTAATCTCCTCGCTGGAATCCGCTTCGGTGCCAATCACCGCCAGTCCATAATTTCCCGCACCGTCTAATGCCAAGGCGTTGATAATGCTGTCAACGATGGTGAGCGTGGCATCATGCATATCGGTTAGCCAGATAGCCCAGAAATCCTTGATTTGCAACCCGCCCTGCGCCTTGATGGCGAGCTTGACATGCTTCCTGAATTCTGGCATGTCGAACCCCCGGAGCAATGCCGCCCCGGCGTCGAAGTTGTTGACATTGGGGTTGATATCTACGCTCAAGATAGGCTTGTTGACAATCTTCTCCCCGCCACCCTTGACCTTCTTGGCAACCGGCTGCACGAGGGTAAGATTCGCCCCGGCAAGCTCGGGGTCATTGGTCATCTCCATCAGAGTGAACGCCACGGAAGGACTTGTTACCCCCACAGGGTCGCTGACCTTATGGATGCGCACCTGTGACGGGCATCCGAGGCAGGCGACAAACTCATTCTCCAAGGGTGTGAAAGCGAAGAAAGCGGAAACAATCTTTTCCATCTCTTTGTCTTCCAGCTTCTCTACTTCATCCGGGCGGAATTTGGCAAGCTCGTCCGCACGGGATTTCATCTCCGCTGAATAGCGAGTCCCGTTGTAGATTTTGTTCAAAAAGAAAGACGGCCATTCCGCCCCCCCGAACGACCAGCAGAGGGAGAACGTCTTTACACCTAAATCCTCAAGGATGTTCCGTAGAGCAAGGATAACATCTTTGGAAGTATTCTCAATAAACGCCTGCCCATGTGGGAAATCCAAGAGTACGGGAAATTGTTGTCGAGAAGTAACAATAGAAGAATTGACCTGTTCTTCAATAACCTCCTTTTCCTTTTTAGCGAGGAACTTAAAGGGTCTTCCCATATTTCGGTAAGAGAGTGCCTCCTTTTTTGACATCGGGTCTTGAAGGTCTTTACCCCCGTTTACTATTAGCCAAAACCCATAACATCCATTACTCAATGAGAAGTCTAAGGCGGGGGGAACTTCCTTTTCCTCATCAAGGCGGGGGCTAAAGAAGGGATTTATGCCTATGCTTTCAGTTTCGGTTCCCTTAGTTTCAGCCAAAACCGTAGCTTGTAGAAACTCCTGAATATTACCACCATTAAGGTTGTTTTGAAAAACTGTAGAATCTGATTCTATGCCGAAGATAGCCCAGTTAGAATGTCCAAACATTTTTCCTCCTCATATTTCTTAAGGTATTCAGCCAATCCTAAAATTCTTTCCTTGTTCTCGTGTAAAAACCCCAAAGCAGCATTGCATCCATTACAGAGGATTCCTCTCACTTTCAAAGTAGTGTGATTATGGTCTATTGACCAATCCCACCCCCTCCGCCCCGGTGAAGTAGAACCACACCCTAAGTTAGCACATTTTCTTCCCTGTAATTCAAACATTTCCTTTACTTTTTCTGGAGTTAACTTATATTGCCTTTTTAAAACGGAACGTCGGCGTATAAGCTTGTCTTTTTCTGTGTTATTTTTTCTCCACCGACGAGTTTTAGCTGCAACCTTTTCAGGATTAGCAAGCCTCCACTTTTCAACAATATTTCGGCGACATATCTTACACCGCCTTCTCTTTCCTCCCGTTAAATTGTCTTCGGTTAACGGATGACCATATTTGCAGGTTAACCGAGAATTTATATACTTTTTACCTTTTCTACAGTTAGCATATTGGGCTAACCGCTGTTTTTGTTCTGCTGTTCTCTCATAAACCCCTGTAGGCATAATCAACCCCCTCTCTTTCTGATATAGGGGCTGATAGTCATTTTAATGAAAATAACCAACCCAATCACTAAAGGCTATTTGACATTGGGGGCCTCCATTTCGCACTCTCCCGGACCGGGCTGTTGCGGACGGGGTGGTAACGTGGCATAGGGATAATGGTCATGACCATCCCTGCCCGTTTTGGGGTTAAAGTCCCGGTGGATGTCTTTGCGCTTCCACCACCATGGAGCATCCTTGGCTATGCCGATATGCCATCTGCCGGTGTTATCCTCCACGCACGTACCAGGGGTGGGAATGTTGCCTTCTCGATGGTCTTGCATCTTTACCAACCCATCCTCCAAGTACACATCAAAGCGGAGACCGCAGATACAGCAATCGAAATCCCTAGTCTCCCTTTGGAAATAGAGACTCTGGAACTGGTGACATTAAGGGCACTCAATTAGTCCAAAGTCTCCGTCCCGATTAACCACGTACACTGTGCGAGACCACTGGACTTTGTTGCCGGAATAGAGTCCTTCACCGATGAGGATTTCCGGGCTGAATCCAAGACCAATAGACAGGTCAGAGTTGGTGTGCTGCCATTCTCCATCCAGAGATAGCAACCTACCATCTGAACCAATTTCATCCCACCGGGCCTCATAGTTCAACACGACGCTCCCGAGTTTCTTGCGCCGGTCCCGGAGTTTCCACTTGGTGTACTTGTCGGCTGCCCACATGTACCAGACCATCGGACTAAGATGGTAAGTCCAGTAGCGATGCAGTCCTTTCCAAAACCCGAACCGCTGGATGGCGTAAATGAGATACCACTCCTTGAGCCTCTTTCCCATGCCCCTCTCCTGTTCTTTAATACTCGAAATACTTGGCGGTTCGTGATTGTAAGTCTCTTGCCCACTCATATTTTTCCAATGCCTTACTGGGGTCCTTTTTTGTACACTCACAGGTTATAACCTGCATAACCTTGATGTTTCTCCGCTGCTGTTCCATGGACTCCTCACCCTGAATCTCATTGTCGTACATCAACAACAGCCGCTTCACCCCAAGGATACGAAGGTAGGCAATGTGGTTCTTTCCTACCTTCTTGGTGAGGGGAGACATTATGGGAAAGCTCGGGCAAATCAGGCGCATTGCCAACAGGTCAAACGGGCCTTCCACGCACATAACCGACTGGGTCTCAATGATTTGCCTGATAGTCTCAGGGTCATTACCCAACCAGTTTGGACCAATGTACTTTTCCTTATCCCCGACATACTGGTACTTCCCATCCACACTCCACAGGGCGCTTCCCTCTAACGGTTTGGTTTGCGCACGGGGGTAGGTACCATCAGCGGAGCGCATGGGGAAGATAAACGCCGGGCCGGGGATAATGAGTTTGGGGATGTAGAGACACCCCAGTCGGGTTACAACATCCCTAAAGCGACCCTCGTATATGGGAAGAGATTCCTCCCAGTGGCGCTCCTGTATAATTTTCTGAATGGTCGTCGCTTCGAGAGTCTTATCCGGGTACTTCTCTACGAGACGCTGATAGATGAGCTTGGTCTCGGCAATAATCCGGGGGACATCGGTGCGGAACCAATCATTTTGCATCTTTCATCTCTTCCAACAATCCAGTAAACTCCACAAATTGTGCCTCAGCCTCCGGGTCATCGGGCGGACACAGGCTGCACACCAGCTTGGGGTAAGAACGCATCGTGCCGTTGTAGCACACGTGGGTCTTCCCTTTAATATACTGCATCAGCAGTTGAATCTTCGGATTGTTAGACGGCAGGGCTGCCATTTTCCGCCTTACTCTGGATGATGGCTTCGGGAACCGCAGCCGGGATATCAAACTGACCGAGGACCCACATGAACGCCACGATGTCCCGATAGTCCTGCAAGAGTACCTCCGGGTCCCTCAGTCCCCGGTTAAACTGCTCCACAAGCTCCTGTTTGGTGTATACCGGTGTAAACCCCTTGGGGTTTTTGCAGAACTCAGGGTTGGTGGAGCCGCATACGACGCACCCTACAACTTTTCTTCCCACTATCTTAGCGTTCTTGCAGTTGTAAGGGCAGGGCTTGAGGTTCCTGAGAATGAAACGGCGTCGGTACCGGCGCACCAAGTTTTGCAACCGGACGAGAATCTCCGACACGGATTTGAGTTTGACCGTGTTCATCTCACCCCTTTAATTTTTTTATTCCAAGGGGTACGTCCTAATGCCTTTTTTCTTATTTTTTCTTTGGTAGCAAGAGAATGAGGTTCTTTTTTAACTCCAGTATGAGAAAGACTCATTTTTTTACGAACGCTGAGTGAATGATGCTTTCCAAACATTGGGTTATTTTGACCCGATAGAGACTCACTCATTTGCTGACGAGTTTCGGGGGTGAAAACAAACCGCTTTCTCGCTTTACTCATCTTCAATCTTGTAGATTGAGTTGGAGTTCCTCCTTCTCCACCTAGAGTCAAGTTGTATCCATATTTTGGTTCATGGCTGCGATATTTAGTGATGAAATATCTTTCTTGTTCGGATAAATCTTCTTTCGATGATGCCCAAGAAGACAAAACGTGTATACTAAAAGCCCCTTCTCCGTATTTTCGGATGGCTGCACCTATAGCACACGGCCTTCCTTTTCTAGCGGCATATAAGTGCATTTTCCACCTTTGAAGAAGGGAGTTACGCACCCACTTTCCGATATATACCTTATTGTTCGTTTTGTTGAGAATCAGATAAATCAGCATGTTGAACCAATTGAAGAATGGGTGTTTCTTCCGAGGATGATACCCTATAAATGCGTGTTGCAGCCTCAGCTAGTTTATCTTGCCCCGTTATGGCTAAGATTGTAAACCCAAAATCATTAGCTAGGGTATGCAAAATTTTAGACATTCGGGATAAGTTCTTGCTCCCGTTTATGTTATTGAAAGACTCATCAAGAAAAATGGCTTTTGCGAGCTTAAACCTTTTACACATTATCACTCGCAAAAAAAAGGCGCATACGTTCTGCACCCCCCCGCCGAAGGTCGTCATGATGGGACCCACCGTCTCTCCCTGCTTGCACAGGAGACGGTAGTTGTACCCCCGAGCAGTCTCCTTCTTTTCCACAACGAAGGAGATAGGCTCGGGTTCATCCTTGAATACCTGTTGGAGTCCAGCGGTAACGATGGACTCAATCTTGGTGATACCGTTGGCGCTCACCACCTCTATGCATTTGTCGATAAGACCCAGTGCCTTCTGGAGGTCCAGTTTCTCCTCTTCAATGCGCTTAATCTTGTCGTTGAGTCGGGAGATGTTAGACTGCTCATAGATGAGTTGCTGCTCAAGGCGCTTGGCACCGGAGCGGAAAGTAGTGATGCGGTTGATGATGACGTAATCCACTATTTCTTCCTTTTGAGAAGTTCTTTCAGGCGGAAGTTGCGGCGATACAGTTTCTCCGCTTCTCCCTTAAAGTAGGCGATTTTAGAGGAAAGTTCCTTGTAACTATCGTTGTCGCAAGGAACATATCCGCCCGCATAAATAGCTGCCCGCCGAACCGGCCATCGGTCGATGCAGGTGATATCGAGTTTGATGGTGAAGTCCCGGTACCCATGACGAAAAAGAAAGTCACGGAGAACTTCCATCTCCTGACCGCCCACGATGTCAATCTCCACCCACATCCCATGTCCGCATGAGCAAACGGTATTCCAGCCATTGTCCCGAAGAAGCTTCACCAACTTGCGGATGGGTGCCTCAATGCCCTCGTAGAACTCGTTAAGCTTTCGGGGCATCAACGACCGCTGCGGTGGGGGCTGCTTCCTTGACCGGGACTTGCTTGTTGCGGAAAGTGAGGATGTCATAACTTCCCGATACCAGCCCGGAGGGATATAAGGCAAAAAGCTTCTCTCCCTCCAAGGACCGCTTATTGAGGTGGTCTTTGAGCAGGCGGCTTTGCACCGTCTCAAAGTTGAATATCTGTACCTGCTTGGTTGCTGCCATGTGGCTCCTTAGTCTGTTGCTGCCAACAGAGGCATACTCTCAATCCGCTCGCTCGGGTGCAGCTTCCGCTCAGCCTTCTTCATGGCGAGCTTGAATGTAGCGGCATGTACCTTGAACGAATCGTAATTGAATCCCCACCGTTTGTGCTCGGTGTTGACCTTGTAGATTCTCACTTGTCTCATGATGCTGCTCCTATTTTCAACTTTCCGGTCTCATGCTCTTTAATACTCACCTTTGACCACCTTATTTTACTTATATTGGACATTCTAACGCTACGCTGAGGGTCAGCCCTTTTGATTTTAATCATTTTATCACGGAAATCGGGGTCAGCCCACAATCTTTTTCTACATGCACTAAGTTTAGCATGACTCTCGGGACTAAATTTTCTCCCTCTATTAGATTCAACTATCTTGGCACGAACTTGAGGCTTATTCATGGCCCTTTTAGTTATTTCGGAGTGTTGAATATGATACTGGGGGCTAGACCATACTTCGTTTATATGGGAAGCTGCTTTAGCTTTAGCTTCTGGAGAATGCATCACCTTGACTTGGTTGGTATAAAATCTAGGGTTAGACCACATCTTTTTACTGGCTTTAGATTTGTTAATGGAGGTGCCGGAACTGTTCATAGCACTCTGAATTGATTTAATTGTTTTAGAACGGAATTCTAGATTAGACCACCTTTCCTTAGAAGCTTTACCAATCTTAATACGAGCCTCGGGAGAGTGCGGTACATTACACCCGTCTCCTCCAAGGGAGATATTGTATCCAATTTCTGGATTACGAGAATCAAAAGCATATATTAAAGCCTTCTCCCATAAGCAAAGTTGATAATTGGTGGTGAGGCAAGAAATGAGGGGGCGGATAGACCAAACCCGAGAGGGATAGTTAGCCATCGCATTAAACAAGTAAGACCGTCCCCGATAAGTCCCTTTCAGGGCATCCCTAATTTTTCGTTTAAGGTATAAGTCTAGATTAGATGTAACCGTTTTACCAATGTAAATCTTCTTGGTCTCACTATTTGTTATGACATATACGAACATAACTATCCCCCATTAAGTGATTTGGATAGTTAAGGAATGACACGAACATCAATTTCAAAGTTCCCCCTACTTATCCGCATTGCAGCGGGGCCGGACAGCGGGGTGATGCTCTGAAATACCGCATCCTTGTCGGCTGATTGTGATAATGCCGAAACCAATAATTCGGCGGTGCTGCCGGATGTAGCAAACTTCGCCCATTCGGAAGCCTGTGGACCAAGGTTAAGGGTTGCCTCATTGCCGTACTTGTCCCGGCAGGATAACCCTTTCGTAGGACTGAACTCCACCCGGCTGGACTTCTCACACAGGAGAACGATGCTCTTCAAGGCGCTGACGAGCCGGGCGGCATCCACTGTGGCAAAAACCGTTCCCGGCACGTTGAATATCTGGCGCATCGGGTCTAGGGAAGTGTGCGAGGAAAAGCACCCCACCATTCCATCCTTGTGGGCTACCCAATAGCCGTTTTCACTGAGAGTGAGAGCATCCGCCACGCCGCCGCTGACAAAGCTGAGAAACGACTTCCTCGGTTGAAGGGTGATATTCCTTATGGAGTCGGGAACTTGCCATTTAACTACGCCCGCCTGCGTGCCGAGATACAGTTTGCCGTCACCCAGTGAGGGCTGACCGGAAAGCTCGGGGAGAGCCTCTACATCAATCCCGGAAAACACAATGGGGTCTAGGCGCTCTTTGGCCGGTTCACCGATAGAGTGATATTTGATGCCGGTACTGACTTCCCGGACGGTGTGAACGTGCATGAAGTTCCGGTAAGGGCCGTCCACGGACTCGATACAGACAATGCCCATGGCGTCTACCGACATCTCAAGGCTGTCCGCCGAGGCTCGCAGGCAATCCTGCAAGTGGCTATAAGAAACGAAATGACGGACACCCACGGGATTGAAACCCTTGGTTTGAATGAAGCTGAGAGAGCTTGACCGATAGAACACGGGGGCTTTGCCAGCGGGAATTTGTACTGCCATGTAGGCGCATACGCTGCTGTCAAGAACACTTGACATCTTGAAAACGGAGGCAAGACTGGACTTCTTTACCATGTAACCTCTTCCCCTAAATAGGCTTGGGTCGCCTGTAGATATGGAGACTGCGTTTCAAGCCTGACTGGCTGCAAGGGTTTGCCGAAGGTCATCAAAATCAACCACAAATCTCCGCTAAACAGGATGCGTAGCCGTTCCCGCCAACTCAGTCTCCATCGGGTAAAAACGTAGGGGTCGGCAACGACAGCCGGGAGGGGGATGTATTGCGGCTGGTCTTTTGCAATGACGACTTCTTTGTCCCCAAACAGACAGATGTCAGGCAGAATGGGTGATACGGGCAGAACGGGTGAGACAGGCTGCATACTCCCTCCGTTGAATAATACTCAGATTTATATGGAAATTGCTTCAACGTTGGAAAATCCCGAGCTTCCATCGGAGGAAAGGGTCTGGACTCGGAAGGTATAGGTATGTCCCTTGGACAAACTTACGACGATGCTTTCAATGGAGCCATTATTGACCGTAGAAGCCACTTGCCATGTTGCCCCGCCGTCAATGCTGGACTCAACAAGGTACCCACTGGCGAGGTCCGGTCGGAATGCACTCCAGCTTATCTCCACCTGTTCCAGATTGGATTGAAGTGGATTCGGCCCCTTGTCAACGGGGGGGAAGAGCGTGGGCGACAGGGGCGCACCAGCATAAGTGCTTTCCGGCTCGAACAAGATTTCACCGCTGGTCACCTGCTGATTGATGAGCTTGGTCTTGTCCCATGTGCCGATGATGGCATTCTGAGAAAGGTCGATGAGTGTTTCGTAGGTCAGCCCGCTATTAGTTACAGACCCGAGAAAAATCTGGCCGGAGCGGGTGTTTTCCACATTGGCGAGCCGGACAAATTGAATGTTGTTGGCACCGTAGAGAAGCTGGGAGGTCGTACTGATTTCCAACACCGCCTGCGGAACCAAGTCAGTGGTGCGTACCTGTAAGAGCAAGCAGCCATCCGGCCCAGAGAGAACCAAGACCCGATTGCCGCCATAGCTCACTGTGGTGAATATTTGGGTAAAGCTCAAACTGGATATAGACGAGAGATTCAGAGATATATCCGGGTTATCCGAGGTGAGGGGAAGGTCCGGGAGGAAACGGTAAAGGTATCCGTTGCTCGCCAGCATCAGGGTATAATCCTCCTCGGTATGAACCGCATCCAGAACCGTGGGGAGTACTGGTGGAGACGACACGGTGTTCTGCGGCGGCAGGAGCTTGCGGAAGACACTGGACGGCGGGCTATTTAGGTAAAGGAAGACAAGCACTGAATAGGGGGAGATGTATACCAACCGGTCTTGCCCCTGCGTGGGCGGGCTGATGACCTGTAGTACCGATACCCGCTTGACGCCGGATAGGTCACTGTAGATGCTCGATATATCCAAGGCTCCCCACTCCATAGGCGGGCTGGGTGCGGTCACATTCCGGTCAGCGATATTTCCCCACCACACGGACCGGCTAAGGCTCAGACTGTCGGTGGGAGAAAAATCGTAGGAGTCAATGGGGATAGCGACGAAAGCTGTTACCGGTGGGTTGACTCCATCGTTTACAACCAAGCTCCACTCAATCGTTTCCCCCTCCACGAGTGCTCCGTTAGTCTCAAAGGTCAGAACCGGGGTATCAGTTCCGGTTGCCTGCAACAGTGTTCCTACCGGCTCCGTCCAAGTGTAGGTAGTGAGGTCATCTGCATCCGTATCTCCCGTGATAACCGGAGCGACCACCACCGTAAAGTTCCTGTGTCCAACAAGGCCCACGGGCATGGTAATGACCGGCGTCGGGTTGAAAGGAACCACTAATCCTGCGGGAGGAGAAGTGATGGAATCAATCACCACATATTGAGGCTTCGTGATGGCAAACCCCGTATCCGCAGTGAATCCATAATCTCCCTGCACGGTGGGGATTGAGAAGGTCACTGTACCAGTGAACTGCAACCCCGGAGGAGAAAGGAGGGTACCGTCAGAAGTTACGGTTACTGTAGCGTTGTTGAACTGGGGGGCGATGTGCAGGCCGTAAAGTAAAATTTCTTCCCCGGCTGTGACCGTATTCAAGGAGTCCACTTGCACCGTGATAGTGTTGGTTCCCTGCACATACTGAATCCCCAAAACATGCATGGGTGGGTGATTGGGAGTAACACCTGTGTAGTCTACAGCAACAACCGCCACACCGATGGGGACAGTCGCTCCCCCAATGGTTCTGTCAACAAAAAGTTCAGCGGTGGTGCCCGAGTTACTCGGGGTGAGGGAGACATAGGGAGCATCCCCCGTGGGAACTTGCAAAGACCACGTGAACTGAATGGTGTCTCCCGTGTCCGGGTCATAAGTCCCACTGGTATCCAAAAGGAAGGGGTTGCCTCGGAGCACTGTTCCACTCAAAGGAGTCAATTCCACGGTGGGTGGAACATTGAAGTGGGAAACATAGTACGGGGTTGACTGTAGGGGTGGAGACCCGGAGAATCCTGTATTCGCCTCTCCAATCACCGCCCACAAGCTTTCATCGTCAACAACAAACTTAGTGCCTCGCAGCCACGTAAGGCTGAGGGCGGCGTATGTGGCGGGACTGATAAGCCCCAGTGTAACGGGGTTAACTTCTGCCGTGTAGAAAGGCCAAGCCACGGAGGTGATACCCCAGTGAGCAGTATCCTGCGGCGGAGGAAGCAACGGGGTCCAATTGGTGGTATCAGTGACCGGAGAAGCTGCGGAGTAACCCCCCAGATTGAGATAATAGACGGGGATTTGTACCGTCTGCCCGGCGAGGTAACTCAGGAGGGGATTCCACGGAGCGGCGATGCTGACCGCCGTGGTCACTTCCCAGTTAGCACTGAGATTAAGAGGAAGGGCATTCTCAATCAGGGTAGACCCATCACTGCCCGGAGCCAGAGTAGCGGTAACCGAAATTCCTTTTACCACTACCGGGAATTGAGCGATAGCAGCGGAGAGAGTGATTTCCCCATTGATGATGATGGTATTTCCCGACACCACCACAGGACCAACGGCGGTTGTGTCAAAGGCAACCTGAATAGCGCTTCCTGCTGAGCCACTCACTTGGGCGGTGAAAATGATTCCCTGTGTATTTAATGTAGCCTGTGTATCCAACGAGGGTGGTAAGTTCTCGGGGTTTCCCACAACATGATTGAGAGCCACATAAAACACAGGAACCGCTGAGATATCGTTTAGTTTGTAGGTCAGCGTAGAAGACCACTGTCCCCGATTGACCATGGGGATTAGGCAGAGATAGTCGGTGCCATTGTACACCACCCGGTCATTGACGGCGTAGCTGTCCTGCCACTGGGGAATAATTGTGAGATTTGAATATGACCATCCTCCCCGCTGATTGTAGACCGGGGAAAGGAGGTAGGAGATGCTCGTTCCCTGTGTTGAAGACACGGATAGAGCCGCTTGCATTGCGGAGCCGCCCAACGTAGAGCCGGAACTGGTTGTCCAGTTCCAAGCCGGGGGAGAATCGGCAAGGGTGCTATAGCCGATGAGGATGTTGCCTACGATGGTGTTGGTTTGAACCCCTTGGGTAAAGAAGACTAATGAGGCGGTACGGTTGCCGTCCACGGGGAACACAGTCAGCCGGTTATCTGTGTAGCGCCCGGTGAATGTGGTGAGAACCTCGGTGCTTCCCCAGACAGTACCGGGCGGAGAGAAAGAGACCACCCCATCAATCTCATTGATGGAGAAAATCTGGTCTTGAAATGTCACGTTCTTAGGGTGACTCTCGTAATAGACCTCCACCGTAGTTCCATCCTGACAAACAGCGGATGTGGAACCGAACACCGGTCCACTGCGGGCGGGAGCGGATGCCAGCGCCACGGGTGGTACGGCTATGGTATCATTGGTTTCAAGCTGGAAACCCAGCAAAGAGTTCCCCGGCAACCATGTGGCAAATCCCGACTCATAGGCCGGGGGACTGATGGATTGGGAATAATCCGGGTATAGTACGTTGGCAGTAAAACTGAGAGAGTTGGAACCGGTGACAGTGACGCTGGTCCCGTTAAGGAATTGGGCAAGCTGCAATCCTGAGAAGGAGACGGGCATTCCCGCTTGAAACAGGTTGTATCCGATGACCGTAAGTACGCCGCCACTTATGGAAATGTTGGTAATTTGACAAACCGTGGGAATCTGGTCTACCGCCACGGGATTGACCACCGCCGCAACCACAAATGACCCGGAGGACAGGGAACAAACATCATAGCCCTCTCGAACTGTGGAAGCTGTAGAGAGAACATGAGGCCCCGTAAGCGTATAGGGAGGGCTGCCTTGGGTGTCGAAGGTAAACTTGATAAGGTCTACCGGAAAAACCTGAGAGGTGGATAGCGACTCAGGAGAAGAGTAGCTGCTCCGGTTATCCTGTGTCCCGATGATGTGGATATACTGGCTACCGTCATAGGCAATGACCGGGTCGAAGGATTCATTGAGGTTGGGAAAGACGTATTCCGCTACCTGTGTGAAGCTCCATCCCGGACCGGGGTCCGGGGGGATAGCATTGGAGCGAAGAATTACAAAGGAGTTGGTTGCCGGGCGGACCTGACTGACCACAAAGAGAGTTCCACTCACGTCTACAAAGGCGGCATTTCCTTCGTAGAGTTCGGGGGACCAAGTCGTGGTATCAAGCAGTGTCTTCATCTAAGCCGCCGCAATTATAAATTTCTTTCTATATTGAAAATGAAAAATAGTCCGAATTTGTTCTAAAAACTCCTGCTGTGAACGGTCAGATTTCATCTCATTACAAGTCTTACAGCAGGGAACGACGTTGTCTTGGGTATACCCACGACTGCTGTCGATACGGTCGATACCGTTGTATCTAAACTCAGAGTGTGCGGGCAAGACACTGGTTAACCTTTGTTGTGGTGCTCTGCCACAGTAAAAGCAGTTAGATATAATCAACCCAGCAAATTGCTCTTTAGTTAGGATGAACTCCCTTTGTACCTTCTTTGCTTTCCCCTTATAAGAACCAAACAAATAAGTAGTTGGACTTGAGTCTTTATAGGATTTTAGACATCCACAACTATGCAGTCCCTCTCTCAATAGATGGTTAGTTTTAGTAATAAATTCTCCTTTACATTTCCTCCCTCCGCCATCACACCGACATAACCAAAGAACATGGGATACTCTTCCAGATTTACATTGGTATATCTTGGAACCCACTCGACGAAGAACAACCACACTCCCGAAAACCCTTCCGGTTAAATCAGTGTAAGTACCCGTTGACATAATTATCCTTGACCCGAACCCTCCGGCCCTTGTTCAGGCTCCTCATCCACTTCGTCAAGCTGCAATCCCTTGATGACCCGCTTGACGACATCGGACCGCTCCATGACTACTTGCCCGACGGAGTTGTAAATGTTGCTCAGCAACTCATTAAACTTAGCGTCATTTACACCGTACAAGTCTTCTTCCAATTTACGTTTGGCGTCCTCGGGGTCAATCTCCAAAAACTCCAAGATAATACTAACAGGAATACTACCTTTGGAATAAAGATTGTATAGCATATCATAAACGTCCCCGGAGTCACGTAAAGCAAGCCTAGAGAACGATACCTTGGGATATATCCAGCGAGGCTTATCCCACTTATCCAACTCGTAAAAACCACGTTTCATTGCAACCGGTCGGAAGATACCGTTTTCAATGATATCCGCCAACACGTCACGGAACTGGAGGTAACTGGTTTCGATAAGCTGCAACTGGACTTTGTTGCCGGAATAGAGTCCTTCACCGATGAGGATTTCCGGGCTGAATCCAAGACCAATAGACAGGTCAGAGTTGGTGTGCTGCCATTCTCCATCCAGAGATAGCAACCTACCATCTGAACCAATTTCATCCCACCGGGCCTCATAGTTCAACACGACGCTGTAGTCCGGGTCGGCCTTGGCTTCGTCAATGTGCGCACGAAGAGCCATAACTTCGGCGGGCGGGATGTCAGGAGCAATGACTAACGTCTTGGGCGTCATGTTACGAGACGCCAACGTGGACTGCACTTGCCGCAGCTTTTCACGGTAGATGACTGTGCGGATACAACGCTGGAGGATAGAACGACCGTGAAGCTCGTAGTCACTCTTCTTGCGGGCGAAGTGGATGACGTAAGAACCCTCGAAGGGGTCCTTGTTCAAAGCAACTTTGCCGTCCGCTTCCAACATACCCTTGACTTCGGAATCGACCTCGGGGTCTTCAAGGTATGCGGTTTTCTGCTTTTCGAGCGGTTTATAGTATACGGTCGGCCCGGCTGTCATGCTGTCCCCGGCCTCAAGCTCTATCTGCTCGGGAGGAAGGACATTGATGGCATCAAAGCCCTCGTAGTCTTTATTCTCCAAGTGGGAGAAAAGCTCCTCTTCTTCCTTACGCTTCTCACGGATTTCCTGCAACTCCTCCAAAACCTGCTTCTTTTTCTCCAACAGTTTGATGATGCGTTTGAGTTCGAGAAGCTCCTTTTGCTTGGCGAGGGTTGACCCTTGGGCAATGGCATTCTGCACCGCACCCACTTGGTCGCCGGGGGTCGTCGGCTCGGGAGGCATTCCCCCTCCACCACCGCCTCCCATAGGGGGAAGCCCACCGCCTCCACCTAAATCTCCACCTAAATCTCCACCCAAGTCACCGGGAGGAAGGTCTCCACCGGGTTCTCCCATGGGGTCTACACCAGCAACGCCTTCCAACCCGGCGTCTCCCATCGGCGCTCCCTCTCCACCAGCGGGTGGGGGTGCGCCCGCATCAGGAGGAGCGGCGACCTTTACCTGAATAGGGTAGTCATCGTCAGCATCATCACGGGAGATGAGTTTAGATTCTTTATTGTCCATAGCCAGCTTGATGAAGCTCTTAATGCTGACCGCTTTCTTTGTGTAGCTGATTTTCTTCTTGCGGATTTCATTCTTGACGTTGGCAATGGTTTCATCGGGGGCGAAGAGATTGAACTTAATGCCTGCCTTCTTGATTTCACAGATAACAGCGGATTTCTTTCTAAGCCAACTTGAACGCTTCTCAGGCTGGAGGAAGTCCAAGATGGCATCCGATGTACCGCCCATCATGGAGCCTTCACCTTCCATGCCCGGCTCGGTGGACTGAGAATTAGAATGCTGCTTATTCTTAGCCTTCGCTTTTTCTAACTGAGCCTTTGCCAGCTTGGAAGGTTCAACGGGTTCGGCTTCCTGAATAAAGATGAAAGCCTCTCCGATAGTCCAATACTCCCGGACTGCCTGAATCAAAACCTGAAAGAACTTGGTGCCGCTGATGAGTCCCTGATAGAAGTCGTAAACGTAGTCGGCAAAGTCATCACTGGAACACTTGGGCTTTTCTAATGCCCACTTGGACAGGGGAAGCTCGGTGTGCATGTCGATAGCACGCCCGACGATGGGGT